TTAATATGCAAAAAAAACGAGCTAGAAAAGCTGGTAAAGAATGGCAACAAGAAGATGACAGTTTAAACATACCCTCACAAAAACCTAGTGTTGCTACTAGACGAGGACAAGTATACGAAGATATCAAATCATCTGGACTTGCACAAGAGATATATGAAAAAACAATAACGCTTACTGATGTAGCAAAAATATTAGAGACTACACCTGCTGCTGTGCAGATGGCATACCAGGCTTATTTAGAAGATTTACAAACAGAAAAAGCCCAGGAAACATGGGCTTTACCAGTAGTAGCAGAAAAAACACTAGAAGATTTTGACGAGTTTAGAGATAGGTACTTTAGAACAGAACAAGGCGTACCATATCTAACACCTAAGTTTCATAAGAACTGGATAGAAAGTATTATGAAAGCTATAGAAACTGGTGGACAGCACATGATATTATCACCACCACGACATGGTAAAACAGAATTACTTATACATTTTGTTGTATGGCTTATTGCTAAAAATCCTAACATTAGAATTATGTGGGTAGGTGGTAACGAAGACATTGCTAAAAACTCTGTTGGTGCAGTGATGGACCAGTTAGAAAATAACGAACTGTTAATAGAAGAACTTTGTGGACCTGGACCAACATTTAAACCTAAAACAAAATCTAGTAAATCATGGTCACAAAACGGATTTACTGTAGGTACAAGAACAGTAACAGGTATTAAGTCACCTACTATGGTAGGTCTTGGTAGAGGTGGTAAAATTTTGTCTCGTGACTGTGACATAATTATTGCTGATGACATTGAAGACCACAGCTCTACTATGCAACCAGCATCAAGAGAAAACACAAGAAACTGGTGGACTACAACATTATCAAGTCGTAAAGAGGAACATACAGCAATGATTGTTATTGGCTCTAGACAACACTATGACGATTTGTATTCACACTTAGTAGATAATGAAAGCTGGTCTACAACAGTAGAACAAGCACATGATGTAGCTTGTACACTACCAGACTGGGATAATGATGCACATAAGAAATGTATGTTATGGTCAGAGAAAAGAACTTACAAGTGGTTAATGGGTAGAAAGTCTGCTGCAGAAACCACAGGTGGTAGAGCAATTTATGAGATGGTATATCTTAATGTTGCTATGCCAGACGGTTTAAGTTTATTTTCGTCAGAGGAGATTGAACAGTGTAGAGACCAGAACAGAAATATTGGGCAGGTACCTGCTAATGTACGATTAATAGCAGGACTTGACCCTGCATCAACTGGATACCAAGCAGCATTTTTGTGGGGATACAATCAAGAAGACGACACCTTGTACATGATTGATATGGAGAACTCTTTAGGTGGAGGTATACCACAAGCACTAGAGATAATTAAAAAGTGGTTTCAAGAATATAACCTAGCACATTGGGTTATTGAGGAGAATGGATTTCAAAGAGCAATACGACAAGATAAATCAATTAGAGAGTTTGCTGCAAAGCACGGTGTATTTTTAGAAGGTACACAGACTTATGGTAACAAGCACGACCCAGTTTATGGTGTTACTGCTATGAGACCATTGTTTGCAAATAAGTTAATTAATTTACCTTATCGTAGCTTTGAGGCACAAGAAAAGGTAAACTTATACAGAAGTCAGTTAGTGTATTTTAGTTCTGCTCAAAACAAGAGTAGGTCAGTAGGTACAAAGTCTGACATAGTTATGGCAAGTTGGTTTCCAATGAAAACAATAAGGCGTTTACAAAAAGAGAAACTTGCTACAATGGGTATGGATTACTCACCTAGTTTTACAGGTTATGAAGGACTAGGAATAGATTTAGATAGTTGGAGATAAATGGTCAAGACAGCAGATGAATTATACAGCAGAGTATATGAACTACGACAACTCAACTCTGTTATGTCATCAGATAAACATAATGTAAGAGCAATACTTAATGGTGGTGCAGACGGATTAAAAGCATTACTTGGTAAAGATATGCGTGACATGGATTACAAACAGTTACCTGCACCTAACTTACTTATGTCTGCGTTAGAAAGATTTGCACAAAAAATTGGTAGAGCACCAGATTTAAAAGTAGATATTTTTAATGATAAGGATAGTGAAAGAGCTACAAAGAGAGCAGAGAAACTAGAACGCATTGTTACTGCTTATGATGATATACAAAAATTAGATTTACAATTACCACAAGTTGGTAGATGGTTACCTGGTTACGGCTTTGCTGTATGGGTACTAAAAGAAAAAGTAGATGCAAATGGAGTACCATATCCATACGCAGAAATTAAAGACCCTTATCTTTGTTACCCAGGACATTTTGGTGCTGACCAACAACCTAAAGAGTTAGCAATATTACAACGCATACCACATGAGGAACTAGCTAAAACATATCCTAAGTTTAAAAATGTAATTATGGATGAAGTTAATTCTGAATATAATACAATGGCGTACTTATCTAGTTACGACAAGACTTGGGCTAACCAAGACGGAACAGGTAAAGTTGTTGCAGAATATTATGATGACGAAGGTACTTACATTTTCCTACCAGAAAATAAAATTATATTAGATTTCATACCTAACCCATTAAAGTCTGGACCAAGATTTGTTATAGCAAAGCGTTTTAGCTTTGACCAACTACAAGGACAATTTCATCATGTTATAGGATTGATGGCTAATATGGCAAAGATAAATATTCTATCTGTCATTGCAATGGAAGATGCTGTGTTTACAGAAACCAACATCATTGGCGAGATAGAGAGTGGACAATATAGAAAGGGTAGGTTCGCTGTAAACTATTTGACACCAGGTAGTCAAGTATCTAAACCAGTAAACAACTTACCTTATCAGTTGTTCCAACAGATAGATAGATTAGAAAGACATCTTCGCCTAGGTTCTGCTTATCCAGTATCAGATGATGGACAATCGCCTAATGCTTTTGTCACTGGTAGAGGATTAGAGGAACTTGGTCAGTCATCATCACTTCATGTAAGAGAATACCAAACAGTTATGCAAGATGCTCTACAACAGATAGACGCTAAGAGACTTGAATGGGATGAAGTAATGTATGGCAAGATGCGTAAACCTATTGCTGGTTATCGCAAAGGCACAGCATTTAAAGAAACTTATGTACCAGAGAGTGATATTGGACAACTATACAAAACACGCAGAGTGTATGGTGTTATGGCTGGATTTGATGAGCCACAAAAAATTATTACTGGTCTACAATTAAAGCAACAAGGTGTTATAGATATGCAAACATTACAAGAGAATTTAGATGGATTAGACAACATCTCACAAATACAAAACAGAGTTAATGCAGAAAAAGCAGAGACTGTATTGTTTGAAGCACTCATGTCACAAGCAGCACAAGGAAATATAAAAGCTAGTTTGGCTGCTAAAGAGATTAGAAAAAATCCACAAAACATGACAGAAATTCTAGATGAGTTTTATACAGAAGAAGAAGTAGAAGCACAAGAGCAACAACAAGCTGCTGCACAACCAGAACCAGACATAGCATCTGTTCTAGCACAATTAGGTGGTGGAGGATTACCACCAGAGCAAGTAGCAACTGGACCTGCTATACCTCCAGGAGCTGGTCTTGTCTAAAGATAAAATTAACGAACAGTTTATTGATATTATTAATCAAGAAGATTGGAATGAAACACCTTTTGAAGAAGAAGTAGAAACAATCATAAACCTATCTCCTATTGTTAGACCACAAGAAGCATTAGGTGATGTACCATTAGGAAGTTATATTATACCTACACCAATACCTAATGTGTACATTAGTGTAGCGTTAGGTTTTGAAATAGATAATGGAGATGATTATGGTTCGCAAATCTAAGTCGTTTAAACAAGCAACAGATATGACAGTAGATGGGGCGTATGCTGATTTGGTGGTACCACCAAGAATGGAAGGCGACCCAACAGGGCAATCAACAGCTATTGAAAGTCAAATAGATGCTATACAAAACGAAGTTGCACAAACAGGTGGTATGCCTAGTGCTGCA